CCAAAGTAATGAATCTGAATCATTAAAGACATTAAGACTACTTACTGTTTGAAACTTCGTTACCCCAGGATTAATTATTAATAAATCTTTAATCGATACGCTATATAAACTAGCAACTTTACTAATAGTTGTAGGTTGCTCAAATTTCATTTCAGTAAATTGTGTTCTATCTATATTCATTGTACCTTTATTAACTTTTGTTGGTAAAATTATTTTACTATTTTGATATAAAAACTTATTTAACCAAACATTACCATCCAAATAAGCGTACTTACTATATTGTAAAGTTTGTCTAAACAAACTATCTGTTGTCTTAGCACACGATATCAAATGAATTCGTCGAAATAAAGCGGCTGGTTCTGAAATACAATCTGTTTTAGTAAAATTATGTAAAGATTTAAAATGATTAGTTGTACATAAAATAATTTTAGAATTAAAAAATTTGTATTCTTTTTACTAGCTGTAGCACACTCTAAGGGAAATTTAACTGGCGATACATAATTAATAATTGTTCTCCATTGTGAGATGCCTTGTTGACCGACATCATCCATAACGAATACTTCTTGATTCTCATAATCATCATAAAAATCTTTACCACAATCAACTGATGGAACAGTATGAATATATACAGATCGTGACACTCTTAAATAATCTACAAAAGCATTCATTAAAACTGATTTTCCTGATCCTGCTGCACCTTCAAATACTAAACATATAGGTTCATCTCTTCCAGAAATGTCGAAAGTTCTCGCAAACTTTACAACGTTTTCCTTAAAGGCATTCCATGATATTTTAAAATGTTTATTATCAGAATTATTAACATAGGCCATAAAAAATTCATCCGAAGAACAATTACTATAGACACTCAAAACTTTTTCTCGATAAATAGGATCAAACATTACTTGTTGATCAGTAACATAGCGTGTATACAACGTAACGATTTCTTTAATCTTGTTGTGAGCAATAAAATAACTTGCTAAATTTTTAAACAATAAAAGTAAAGGTTTAAAAAGAGAGCACCAAGAAAAAGTATATATTAAATATTCAAAAGTCTTTAAAAATAAAGAAAAT